CGGTTGCTAGTTCTACAACTGCTGTAGGTGAAAGAATACACCTAGCTAATGCTACAGACTCTTATGGTATTTACGGTATCTCTGATATTGATGCTGACTCAGAGTTAATTATGTTGGCTAGTGCTTCTATGGCAAGTGCATCTTCTGTGACAGACCCAAGAGGAGGTTTTGCACATACAGCAGATATTAATGACATTACTACAAGTTCAGCTATAGTAGCATCAGGACGTAAAAAATGGGAGCTTATCGGAGAGGGTTCTAAAACATGGACACTTATAGCAGCATAATATGCCATTAATACCATTACAAATACCACCGGGTGTATATAGAAACGGTACAGACTTTGAATCATCTAATAGATGGAGAGACTCTAATCTTGTAAGATGGCACAAAAATTCTTTACGTCCTGTTGGTGGATGGGATACACGTAAGGCTTCTGCTGCGGCTTCTGTGCCAAGAGGATTACACGCTTGGGTAGATAACACTAACGGTTCAGCTTTAGCATTAGGAACACACAATAAACTATATTATATTAATGCTTCTAGCACAGTATCGGACATAACACCTTCAGGATTAACTGCTGGTGATGTCAATGCTAGTGTTAATGTTGCTTATGGTGGAGGTTTTTGGAATAACGGTATCTATGGTATTACACGTCCAAACTCAGGTATTTATCAAGAAGCAACTACGTGGGCATTAGATAACTTTGGTCAAAACCTTTTAGCTTGTTCTTCTAAAGATGGCAAGATATACCAATGGGCATTAAACACGTCAGTCTTACCGACAGCTTTAACTAATGCACCAGTCAGCAATAACTCTATAGTAGTAACAGAAGAACGTTTTGTATTTGCATTAGGCGCTGGTGGTAATCCACGTAAGGTGCAATGGTGTGACAGAGAAGCTAATACGGTGTGGAGTCCTGCAGCAACAAACGAGGCTGGTGACTTTGAATTAGTTACGACTGGTCAAATTATGTGTGGTGTTAGAATGCGTGGTACTACGCTAATATTAACAGATACAGATGCACATTTAGCAACGTATTCAGGTGCGCCATTTGTGTATGGATTTGAAAGAGTAGGTACAGCTTGTGGTGTTGCATCAAGAAAGGCAGCAGTAGCTATTGACCAAGGAGCATTTTGGTTAGGTGCTAATGGATTCTTTGTATTTGATGGTAGTGTTGCTAAAGAATTACCATGTGACGTACATGACTTAGTGTTCGGTAATATCTCTAACAGTCAAATTAGCAAAGCATACGCAGTACATAACTCAGAACATAGTGAAATATGGTGGTTCTACACATCAGAAAATTCTACAGAAAATGACAAATATGTGACGTATGATTACATGGAAGGGCATTGGGCAGTTGGCACAATAGATAGAACAGCAGCAGTAGATAGAGGAGTATTTGATTTTCCAATATGGGCAGATGCAAGTGGTAATTTATATAATCATGAATATGGTTTTGCACATGGCACTTACACACCTTATGCTGAGTCAGGTTCAATATCGCTTGGCAATGGTGACCAAATAATGAAAGTTACTAAACTTATACCTGATGAACGCACTCAAGGTGATGTTAAGGTATCATTTAAGACACGATTCCATCCTAATGATACTGAGACCACACATGGCACATATACTTTGGCAAATCCAACAGCAGTAAGATTTTCAGGAAGACAAATTAGGCTACGTGTAGAAGGAAATAAATTAGCAGATTGGCGCTCAGGAATTATGAGAATAGAAGCTGATGCTGGAGGTGAACGATGAGTTCACAATTACCACCACCACCATTAGGAGATAAATGGAGTACGTGGGGTGAACGTATTAATAAGTTTTTAGTAAATACACGTAACAAATTAGAATTTAGAGATGCCGACTCAAAAGCAACACAGGATGGCATTTTAATGTGGGATGAAGCTCAAAACGCAGTTGTTGTATCCAAAAATGGTGCTTGGGTAAAACTTAAATACGACCCATGAATATAACAGAAGAATTAATGCGTGGTAAAGCTTGGATAGAGTCAGCACTTAAAAAGGGTGGTGAAACGCATGATTTTAAAGATATTGTAGATGGTGTTTTAAGTGGACACATGCAACTATGGATGGGTGCAAACGGATGTGCAGTAACTGAAGTTATCGTGTATCCTAATAAGAAAGTGCTTCATGTATTCTTAGCAGGTGGTGATAAAGGCTATGGAATTAAACAAATTACCGATATGCACGATGATGCAATGGCATGGGGTAAATTACAAGGCTGTGATGGGATGACAGTAGCAGGACGAAAAGGGTGGAAAAAAGTTCTTGAGTCTCGCGGTTGGTCAGAACAGTTTACAACATTATTGAAGGAGTTTTGACATGAGTGGTGGTGGCGGAAAAGGCGGTAGCAAAAAAACGGAGACAACAATACCTGAATGGGTACGCGCTCCTGCTGACAGAAACTTACAAAGGGCAGAAGCTGTACAACAAATTGAGTACATGCCATACACAGGTGGGCAAGTAGCTGCATTAACTCCAACGCAAGAAGCAGCAATGAACAACAACATATCAACTGCACAAGCATTTGGTTTGTTAGACCCAAATAGTACCTTAACAGCTACAAGTGGAATGCCAACTCCTACAACATACGATAATGGCATGAGAGGTTATGGCTCTATAGGTTTATATGACCAAGCTCTTGCAGAATTGACAGCACGTAACCCTGAAAACATGGCAGCATATAATGCTTTGTTTGGCAATAGAACGCAGTTTGGTTTAACTGGAGGTGGTGGAGCAACAAGTACAAGTAGGTTTAGTGGTAGTGCTAACCCTGTAGCTACAAGACCTGTAAACGACCCCGGTCAAATGCCAAGTGGTGCAGACCGACCAGCTTATGAGGCAGCTATGAAAGAACGTTATGCTAACACCGTAATTGATTCGGCTGGTAATAAAGGATACACAGGACAAAATAATCAATCAAGAGCTGGAATTAGAGCAACAACACCAGTACTAAAAGCAACAGCAACACCAACAATTACAAATGTTAGTACAACACCTGATAGAAACAATAGAATTACTTTTAAACCAGTTAATCCGGGTAGTAAACCCGGTGGCACAAGTAAAAATTATGGTGTAACAGGTAGAAGAGTCACAGGAGGCAGATAATGGCAAATCAAGGATTACCCGGTGGTCAAACAACTCCACCAAACATAAACAGCCTAGCGGCTCAAGGTATACAGGGTGCAGGTATGGGTACTGCTCAGGGTATAGGTTACAAGCCTTTATCAGTTAACGCTAATCAATTAAGCACCACTAGCTTAACTCCTTACATGAATCAATACACAAATGATGTAGTAAAAGCTAATGAAGCTGATATTCTACGTGGCGCACAAATAGGACTTGACCATTTAGGTGCAGAAGCGCAAATGGCAAATGCTTACGGTGGTTCTAGGCATGGTGTTGCTATGGGTGAAATGGGTAGAGGAGTAGCATCACAACTTGCACAATCTTCAGCAGGATTAAGACAAGCAGGTTTTCAAAACGCACAACAAGCAGCAATGCAAGATATAAACACTAATCTTCAAGGTCAAATGGCAAATCAACAAGCTGATTTGTCAGGTCAAGGTCAAAGATTAGGTGCAGCAAATCAATTAGCAAACATATCTAACTTAGGTTTTGGTATGGGTCAAAAAGTTAATAACAACTTAATGCAACAAGGTATGCAACAACAAGCTATGCAACAAGCGTTATTCGATGCAGCACAAAAACAGTTTCAAGGATTTAAAAACCATCCAGTAGCTGGTCTTGGATATGTAACAGCAGCACTTGGAAATACACCAGTACCTGAAACGCAAACAACATCTAAACAAAACGGTCTGTTTGATTACCTAACAGCCGCAACACAAATGTACGGAGGCTAAAATGTCATTAGGACTTGGACAATTATTTGGTGGACTTTTGTTAGGTCAAATGGCAGGAGGACTGTTAGGTGGTAAACAAGAAGAAGAACAGCCAACACAGGTAGCCAGTAACAATCAAAGTTTAATGGGTGGATTACAAGGCATAAGTAACTCTATGTTTAAAGGAATGAGCCAAGAAGAAGTGTATCGTATGGGTCTTGGATTTAATACTTTACGTCTTGAGCCTGACCAAAATTTAGCCACATCTTACGAATCAAGATTAAAAAACGCTAATGCAACAAAAGCTAAAACAGAACAAACAAATCAAACGTTACAGTTTTTAGCAAACATGAAATCAGATGCTTTTCCTAATGGTAGAGCTGATTTAATACAATTAGTTCAGGCAGGATTAATTGCTCCATTAGATGCAGTTGCAGAAGCAAGAAAACCACCAACAAAAGAAAGCGAATCAGCTATAGCAGAGCAATTAAGAATGTTGCGTGACCCTGACCTTACTGATTTTGAATATGCAACATTGTATCCTTCAGCAAAACAATCTGATTTACAAGTTAAATTAGAATTAATTGATGCGGCAACTGACCCTGTAACTGGTGAGCTTGATATGTCGGATGGTAGGATGCAAATTCTTGGTATAAGTGACCCTGCTGTTTACAAACAACAAACAGCCGATTTGGAACAAATGTTTAAAGATGGTGATATTACTGAAGATGAATTTAAAGAGGGTAAGTTAAAAATATTAGGTGCATCACAACCAAATGCTGATGCAAAAGCACCACGCTTTGAGTATTTACATCAACTTGCTACACAAGTCAATGGATTGACAGAAGGTAGTGCAGAGTATAAAGAGTTTATCAATGCTAATATTGATGGTAAAGCAATGACTACCGAAATAAATTTAAATAACGATGAAGATGCTGCAAGTGCTTATTTAAAAGCTTATTTGCCTGAATACATTAAAGAAAGTAGTGGAATTGTTAAGGAAGTTGATATTGCAGTTAATCAATTAGACAAACTTGGCGATTTAATGGATATTTTAGAAGCTGATGATAGTGGACAAGGTGTAGCACCTTACACAGGTATATTTCAACCATTGCTTACTGAAGCAACACGCATGGTTACGTCACTTGGTATTGACAGAAAATATGCATCAGAGATTGAAGCTTATAAAAATGCTACTGGTAAAGATAAAGAAAAAGCTAGAGACATTTTGTATGAAAAGCTAGTTAAAACTGAAATTACAAAGGTAATGACTGGTAGTGATGTATTCCCAATGATTAGTTCACTTGGTATTGGTGCTAGAGGACTTGATACACCTGCTGAAAGAGATTTCTTAATAAGTGTTATGACTGGTTTACCGAACATGACAATAGATACATTGAAATACATGACTAAATTTAGAATACAAATGTATATTGATGGTCTTGAAAAATACAATGCAAAAGTTAAGTCAGGCTATTTTAAAATGCATAACAACAACAAACAATTAATGCCACGTGAAGTTATTGACTTAGAACCTTTGTACAGATACACAGAAACTGGTGACCTAATTGAAAGAGACTCTAGTGGTGACAGAAAAATAACTTACACAGAAGATGAACGTGACTTAATAATGAAAGGTTTAGGCGGACTATAATTATGGAAGAATTTTCACAACAAGATTTGTTTAATGCAATTTTGAATTATGAAAAGGCAGGTGATTCTCAAAACGCACAAAAAGTTCGTGAAATACTGATGCGTGAGTATCCAAATTCAATGGATGAAATAAAAGTTGCACAACCTGTTTTAACTGAAGATGAACAATTAGCTCAAGCAACTGCCGCTGACCAAGCTCGTACAACACAAAACCAAGATATTCTTGCTAACAGTAAAGGAAATGTTGGTGGTGTACCCTTAAAAGCAGGTCTTAATGCTTTTTCATCAGGTTATATGTTTGTTGGTGAAAGTTTAGATGAAATGGTAGGTGAAGTTCATGGTGAAGAAGCAATGGAGTATCACCGAAGATTACAAGAAGCATTTGCAGAAGAATATCCAAGAACAAATATGGCTTTGCGTATGGCAGGTGGTGTAACAAGCACCATTCCTATGGGAGCATATGCAGGTACTGCTAAATT